TCGACGCCTGCGTAGCTTTCGGGATTCAGAGCATCTCAGGCAAAATATTAACATTCCATGTCATGACAGATTATGGAATGTTAAGATCAAGAGTGCCAATCTCTGAAATTTTCTTGTTTGTTCCCAAGAGTGATATCCCATATCACTTCAAACAACTCTGGGACTGCTTTGGAGAAAAAGCAGAAATAATAAAGTACGAATATTTAAAAGAAAAAAAATGCCAAGTGGTTCTACGCGACAAAACAGTTGTTTGGGCTACTTATATGTTTACCATTGATTGGTTCGACAACCCCTATAGTGAAGAACCAAGCGACTATAAGTGTGGCCACGTATTAGTATCAGACGATGGCTACTTACTGTGCCAACCAAACAACAGAATATATTGGAAAGACTCGAATTTCATCTGCCGCGACTTTCCTCTTGACAAAAAATATATTAAAGTAGATAATGAATTATTATCTGTGGAAAATGTATCCGATAAATGGGTATCAGAAGACACAGATTCATTTTACTATAATATAAATGAACATCGAGCAAATTAAAGTATTCAAAGACACGCAAGAACTCATTGAACATTATTCTTTTGTTTCAAACGAAAAGAAAAACGAACTTGGACATAAATATTTTTGGGTTCCATTGGAGCATCAATTAAAATGGTTAAATAATGGTCTCGGAAAGATTACTTATTTTGAAGTCATTGAAAATAAAGAATCAAAAAATAAAAACAAGGGAGACTTAGCTGATACTGGTTTTATGTACCGAATGCATAGTGATTATGTTAAAAATTTACAATTACATACTAATTTAGAAGGCGAGACTGCTTATCTTAAAGCGGATGGATTTGATGACTGTTTGATTGGTCTTGGTTTTTCTTTTGGAAGACATGGAGTATTAGTTTACGACCAAGCTAAAATTATTGAAAAATTAGAACAACAAGGCATGAGTCACGAAGAAGCTTTTGAATATTATGAATATAATATATTGGGAGCATTTTTGGGTGACAATATGCCTATTTTTGTTGAGCAGTTATCAATGCAAGAAGTAGAAGATCTTTTGGAGGCATTCGGAAAGAATAAGCCTCAGAATAACGATTCATAAGAACCATCGTCTTTAGTATAAAAGACATTTTTATAGCCAAGCCCTTCCAGAATTTTCATACAGTTCTGGCAGGGCTTCGCCATTTTTACTTTTTCTTCATTGTCTATTCTTATGTTTACAAACGTAAGTTTAGAACAATCAGTTTTGCCCATTTTAATTATCGCATCTATCTCCGAGTGTAAAGATGCCACGTATTTTTCTGGATTATCTTTAAATCCTTTGTAGGAACCAAAGATATGACGACGATGCAACTTTTTTAAGTTGTTTATTCCAATGCTCATTAATTTATTTTTATTGTAAACAAAAGTAACATGGAATGCGCGTCCAGTCTGTCTATCTTTCTTTAAGCATTTAGCTATTTCTATGCATTTATTTATTTTCGCAGAAACATTCTTCCCCATATTATATGTGTAAGAGATAAAAAGGAATAAGTCAATGGCATTTTTAAAATATTCAGATCTACCTATTTTTGCAGATCTTTCTGCTTCAAGTGATGCATTGCCAGCCAAAACTGTCGCAAATATTTTTGCTGCTACAGAAGCTTCTATATCTTTTGATGCAAATTTATCTCCCAATAAATATTTGGGTAAAGCTCAAATTAGAAATGACTATTCTACAACTGGACCGATGGAGGCTAAATTTTCATTTACCTTTTATCCATTAATTGAAAAAGATACAACAAATTTAAATATAAACTCCTCAAATCAAGCATTATTTTTTGATCTAACGGGAAACAATGAACAAGGAAATGTTTTTATTTTTTCTAATCTAGTTTTACGAAAAACCGTATTGCAAAATTATTCTATTAAAATAAATCCATATCAACCCGTATCTGTCACAGCGAATTTTATTTCTTACGACGTTACTGGTTTAAAAGATCAGCAAATTCAAGCTTTTACAGAATCAAGTTTAGTCATACCAAAAAATTCGGCAGCTCCATATTACGAATCTCTTCATGCTTTAACAACCAAAATGGACGGAACTTCTACAAATATACCAGCGGCAAAAGTTTCCATAGAAGTAAATGTCGATTGTCAAAGAACCCCGATATACACTTTAGGAAATAAAATTCCAGACTCGGTTATTCTTACAGCGGTAGAAAGAACTACAACTATACAAGGAGAAGATGTAGGTGCAATTATGGATATAACAGGAGCAAATGCTGGAGCAACAAATATTTATTTTCTTCCTTTGAGCAAATACGGTTCTGATCCAACTTCAGTAAATAATGTATTAAATTTAGACATTAATGGAAGAATAACTTCTCAACAGTTACAAGTTGCACAAAACTCAATGATGAATGGTAGAGTAGTTATTAAAGAAAATATCTTGTAATAATTTATTATAATCAATGGCAAAAAAACCATCTCTAAAAAGGTCAACGGATTTAAACATCACCCCAAAGCCTAAAGAAAAAATAAATTTTAAACAAAGGCCATTTAAATTCTCTGAAAAACAAAAGACGTTTCTTGATTTAGCTCTTTCTGATAAATCTAAAATTATTTTTCTTGCTGGCCCCGCAGGAACTAGCAAAACATATATGTCTGTATATGCCGCAATTAATTTACTCGGCAAAGATACAAACAAAGAAATAATTTATGTAAGAAGTATTGCGGAAAGCGCAGAAAAAGGATTAGGAAGTTTACCAGGTGAAGCTGACCATAAATTTGAACCATTCGTAACTCCACTGTGGGAAAAAATTGACGAAATGGTTTCCGAAGAACACGCAGTTTGGTTAAAGAAAAGTGAATTACTTTCTGCTAAACCTATAAACTATTTACGTGGAGCGAGTTGGGCAGATAAATTAATTGTTGCCGATGAGGCCCAAAATTTTTCGTACAAAGAATTAGTTACTTTAATTACTCGCATTGGAGAAAATAGCAAAATGTTTATTTGTGGAGATTTTATGCAGGCCGATGTTAAGTCAAGTGGTTTTAAGCAAATGTTTAATTTATTTAATGATCAGGAATCTCAAGAAAATGGAATATTTTGTTATGAGTTTGACAACAACGACATTTATCGCAGTGGAATTCTAAAATTCATTATTACAAAGCTACAACAAGATAAAGATAAAGTGTAAATAAATATTGAATTGAGCGTTACGCTATGGCGCGTAGCCTTTTTCTTATATACGCCAATTCATTTTATTATTTAATACGGTTTTCCTTATTTGATTATATAATAACAAATATGGCGTCCATTTTCTGTCCACACTGCGGTTCGAAAGCTGAATATAAATTTTCTCCGCCGAATTTTTGCTATAAATGTGGCATGTCTTATGGAGGAATAAGTACATCTGTGCAAAAACACAAGCAGGTGTCTAGATCAAGAAGGTCTCAAGAGGAAGATGTGGACGGCGACGTTGAATATGAAAACGAAGAAGATGAAGTTGGCGAAAGTTATTTTTCCAATTCAACAAGAGTTCCCCGAATATCTAAATTAAATGTGGACATAGATATTTCTTCTGACATTAGAGTTGTAAAATTTTCAGATTTAATGTCTCCAAGTTATGAGACTTCACAATTCCCACGAGGAAAAACTCAAAACTTGAGCGACTTATCTAATGACTAAAAAAATACAAAATTTTTCCTTTGAAGAAAAAAGCGATGTAATAGAAAAGGCAATTAATAAAAAAAGAAAAAAGTGGCAATTAACTGCCATTAGTTGGATGGACTTTGATGATGTGTCTCAAATAATTAAATTGCATATATACAAAAAATGGAGCATGTGGGATCAATCAAAACCGCTTGAGCCGTGGATAGGTCGAATAATTGCGAATCAGTTAAAGAATATAATTAGAAATAACTACACTAATTATATAAGACCTTGTTTAGGATGTCCCCATAACATGGGAGAAGATTTGTGTGCCATATCTCCCAATGGACTTCAGCATGATTTTTGTGATCAATATGCAAAATGGGAAAAGCAAAAGAAGATTGGTTACGATTTAAAGATGCCTCTAGCGCTAGAAAACCACAAACAAGAGATTGAACAAAAAATTGACAGTTCTTTTTTTAATTTTGAGAGCATTGAGGTGTTAAATGGAGAAATGAAAAAAGTTTTAACAATAAAACAATATAATGCATACATAATGTTGTTTTTTGAAAAGAAAAACGAAGAAGAAGTAGCCAAATTCATGGGTTATAAAACCACAGAGAAAAATAGAATGATTGGCTATAAGCAAATTAAAAATTTAAAAAAATTATTTAGAGAAAAGGCTTTGGAAATTTTAAAAAACAAAGATATCTGTTATGGATCAGAGTAAAGTTACGGCTCTTACAAAAGAGCAAGAAGATTTTATTTTAAATAACTATAAATTGGTTAGAGATCTAAACATACTAACCAAAAGAGTTTTTAATAATGAAGAAATAGACGGAAGATCTATTCAAGGAAAATTGGTTAGAGCTTTTTTAGTAAAAAATAAATTAGATTATAAAACAAGCAAGCATACAAAGGTAGATGCAGTCGAACTCACAGAAGCCAATAAGCATTTTATTATTCAGTCTGCAGAACAAGGTATGAGTTCTTTTGCCATTGCGGAACTTTTATTTCCAAACAAGGAAATTAAAAAACTTGGGGCCGAACAAAGAGCAGTTTTAGAACACATCAGAACTGTAAACGAAAATTTTATTCCAAGTCAAGAAAGTGGATTATTAACAAGTTACAGTCCGCCAAAAACTTACTCAAGATTAATTAAAAAGATATTTGATTCTACTGGAGTCCAACTAGAGGAAACAAAATTAAGTAGAAATCAAAAACACTGTCTAGACAAGTTGGCAATTAATCTTTCCAATTCAAGATTTATTAAAATTATAAATAATTATTCTTCAAAGGACGATAGGTTATTATTTGAAGAAGAGTTTACAAGATTAACTTGGGATAAGCCAGACTTAACAGCAGACGAAATAAATTTATACATGAATGTTTGCAAAGAAATTATTAATTTAGAAGTAATCAGTAAACATTTGCATAAATTAAATGATCTTTTTGATCAAACTGAAGAACAACAAGAAATGACCGTAAGGTTAGCTGAAATTATAAAAGCAAAAAGTTCAGAATACCATCAATGCGAAGGAAGAATTGAAAATCTTACAAAAAAATTACAAGGCGACAGAGCAGAAAGAATGAAGAATAAGCAAAGGGAAAATGCTTCCATTATCTCTCTTGTTCAAATGTTTCAAGACGAAGAAGAAAGAAGAAATATGGTTCGAATTGCGGAAATGCAAAAACAATTAGTTCAACAAGAAGCCGAAAGGTTAGAAGGAATGGCTGCGTTCAAAGCTAGAGTTTTAGGAATTTCTCAAGAAGATGTTATATAGCTGTTTAGAATGTGACGAAACATTTGATTCAGAAAGAAGCCTCCATGCTCACATAAAAAAGCATGGATTATTTCTTCATGATTATTTTGTTAGACATTTTCAAAGAAAAAATCTTTTAACTGGAGAATTGCTGCCGTTTAAAGACAAGGATAGCTATTTTGAAACTGATTTTAATAATATTGGTGAGTTATACAAGTGGTGTGAAACCGCTAATGGTCAAATAGTTAAAAATTACATTTTAGAAAAATTAGCTGAACGAATAAACAAAAAGAAATTAAAGTTTGCTCCGAATGAAATAGAGCTTTATACCAATTGCTTGCCCTCAATAGATCACTATAAAAATTTTTATAAAAGTTATACATATGCTTGTAACGAAATAGGTGTCTCTCCTCTATTTACAGAAAAACTTCCAAATGATTTCCAAAATAAATCTTTTTTGGAAAACATGACAATAATTACTGATACAAGAGAGCAAGAACCTCTATTTTTCAAGAATCAAATATTGAGTAAACTAGATATTGGAGACTATGGAATCCAAGAGAATTTTGACTATACATTTGTTGATAGAAAATCAGAACAAGATTTTAAATCAACTCTTAGCCCAGCAAATTTAGATCGGTTTAGAAGAGAATTGGACAGATGTCGATCTATTGATTGTTACCTTTTTATTGTTATTGAATCTAAGTTAGAAAATTTAGAAATTAATAATAAAAAATCATTTCATAAGTCAAATATGAAATACATATTTCATAATATGAGAGTATTGCAACACGAATACAAAGATTGTTGTCAATTTGTTTTTTCTGGTGGCAGAAGACAAAGCGAAAGTTTAATTCCAATGATTTTAAGAGCTGGAAAAAAAATTTGGAATGTTGATTTACAATACTATGTCAACAAAATAAGATTATGAGCTGGGAAGTAGGAAATCAAAAGAGTCGAAATAAATACAGAGATGTAAATCAAGAAATACTTTCTAGAGAAGGATTTTTAGATGAGCGAGATGCAAAAGTTTTATTGTATAAATTTCTAAGAGAAAATCCATCTTTTGCTTCTGAGTTACTTACTGGCGTAGAACTTTTTCCATTTCAACACATGGCTATTAAAGCTATGTTTCAAACTGATTATTTTTTAGGTATTTGGAGTCGCGGTCTTTCAAAATCTTTTACTACGGGTGTTTTTGCAATTCTGGATGCAATTTTGCATCAAGGCGTACATATAGGAATCATATCCAAATCTTTTCGTCAAGCTAAAATGATTTTTAGGAAGATTGAAGAGATCTCCAAGAGTGTCAAGGCTCCCATGTTTGCAGAGGCCATTACAAGGGTTTCTAGGGGCAATGACGAGTGGTTTATGGAGATTGGTAGGTCTCGCATTTCTGCGCTTCCATTAGGTGATGGCGAAAAACTTCGTGGTTTCCGCTTTCAAAGAATGATTATTGATGAATTTTTATTGATGCCAGAGAAAATTTATAACGAAGTTATTGTTCCATTCTTGTCTGTTGTAGAAAACCCAACTGAAAGACAAAAAATTTATGATATTGAAACGCGAATGATTGCTGATGGTAAAATGAAAGAGACTGAAAGAACCATTTGGCCAAACAATAAAATTATTGGGTTATCTTCTGCGAGTTATAAGTTTGAGTATTTGTATAAACTATATCAGCAGTACGAATACTTAATCATGAATGAAAAGCGCGATAAAAACGAT